CGTGGTGTTGCTGCTATGCAACAGCATGATAAAGGTCAGGTGATTGTGCCCACTGGTGGTGGTAAGACTCTCAAGATGATCTATGATGCTCTGCGTCAGTTGCAGTCTGAAACTCCTCAGACCATCGTTGTTGTTGCTCCGCGCATTCTGCTTGCTGAGCAACTCTCTTCTGAGTTTCTGGAGTTTATCACCAACGCAGAAGTGATGCACGTTCACAGTGGTGAAACTCATCACTTTAGTTCTACTCGTCCTCAAGAAATTCAGAACTGGGTTACTGCTAACGCAGATAATCATCGTCTGATTGTGACCACCTACAACTCTCTCAATCGTCTGCAGGCAGCAGAGATTGATGTGGATACCATCTACTTTGATGAGGCACATAATTCAGTTCAACGACACTTTTTCCCTGCAACTGAGCACTTCTCTGCTACTGCACGTCGTTGCTACTTCTTTACCGCAACTCCAAAGCACTCGTTGGCAGTTGGCAAACCTGGCATGAATGATTCTGCAGTTTATGGTCAGGTCATTTGCAAAGTTCCTGCTCCTGAGTTGGTTGAAGGTGGTTATATTGTGCCCCCTAAAGTGATCGTCAAGCAACTGGAGATGGTACAGGGCAAGCAGACCAATTTTGACCGAGATTCTGCCAACCTACTGGAAACGATTGATGACAACAAGGTTGGCAAGATTCTGATCTGTGCTAAGGCAACCAAGCAGATTGTCTCTCTGGTGACCGAAACTGATTTCTGCTTCCAGTTAGAGTGTCGCGGTTATTCTTGGATGTACATCACGGCAAAAACGGGAGCAGTGATTGACGGTCGCAAAGTGAACCGTGAGGTATTCTTCGATACCCTAAGTGCATGGGGCAAAGACAACTCCAAGAAGTTTGTGGTTCTGCACCATTCCATCCTTGCAGAAGGTATCAACGTGTCTGGTCTTGAGGCAGTTCTCTTCCTGCGTAACATGGATTTCATCGGTATCAGTCAGACCATCGGACGTTGCATCCGTCTGCATCATGATGATGCTCAAGGTATGCGAGAGGGACGTATCGAACCTGGCAACCTTGCTCAGTATAGCAAATCGTTTGGTCTTGTGTGTATCCCAGTGTACAGCAAGGTTGGCATCACCACTGCCAAGGCAGTTCAGTCGGTTGTTGATACGATCTTTGAGAAGGGGGAACCTGCTGTGTCGGTGGTTCGCAGGTGAGTCTCACTGAGAACCCAGTGCTGGTCAGGGGTCAAACCCTGATTTTTCTGCAATTCTATGTCACAGACCCTATGGGTCATCCACCGCAACAAAAATCACGATTTTTTAGAAAGTATAATGAAAGAGGGATTTATTCTTGGCAAAGGTGAGTATGCGGCGATACCTTTTGGAAACCAACTTATGGTCATTCATAATGGGGAGCAACTCAAAGTCTGCCGCACTGAGAGTTCTGCTCGCAATTTTATTCAACAGCACAAGAAACAACAAGGGGGGACTTCCAAAGTGTCCCTATAGTATGAAGAACACTCACCTGGAACATCCTGAGGATTCTATTCTCAACGGCGACCTTTCGGTTCTTGATTGGTTCTCTGCTGATTCTACAATCTCCGTCAAGATCGACGGTGCCCCTGCTATTGTCTGGGGTCGAAATCCTGCAAACGGAAAGTTCTTTGTTGGCACTAAATCCGTCTTTAACAAAGTAAAGATCAAGATCAATCATTCTCATGAAGAAATTGATGCGAATCATGAGGGTAAAGTTGCGGATGTTCTGCATCTGTGCTTTGATCATCTTCCTCACACAAATCGTATCTATCAAGGTGACTTTATTGGTGCTGGGGGTTCTGATACTTATCGTCCCAACACGATCACTTACAAGTTCCCTCAGGTAATCACTCAAGATCTCATCATCGCACCTCACACAATCTACAGTGGTGGTGATGATCTGCGTGAGGTATCTGCTGCTCCTTTGCAGTACAAACTGAAAAGCACTGATTGTTGCTTGTTTGTGCAACCTGAGGTCTCTCTGAGTCCTTATCGTGAGGATTTGGAAGATGTGTGTAAGTTTGCCAAGCAAATGAGCACTCTATGTGAGTTTGTGTCTGATCGCAAGGCATCACAAATCAAAAAAGAGATAAATGCCTGCATCCGCGAGCAAAGGGTCGTTGATGAGGATGAAATTGCAGAAAAATGTGATTGTGATAAGAACCTCATCAGACTTTGGCGTTTGGTGAAGTCTATCAAGGATGATTTGTTCCTATTCATTCATGATGAAGATGAGATTGAATGTGAACTTTGCGGTGTGCAATCCTTCCACGAGGGTTATGTTATCACCAACGAGTTTGGCATGTTCAAGGTAGTTGATCGTGAGACATTCTCTCATGCAAACTTTGTACTTCCTAAAGAGTGGGTTTAAGTAGAGTGAAGTTTGCATAAATAGTTGAAATTGATTTATACAGATGTTCCTCTATAAGATAACAAATACAATCAACGATAAGTGTTATATTGGTTTCACATCTTTGTCCATAGAGCAACGATTTAAGACACATATTGACAACTCAAAATATAAAAGAAATAATCAAAAAATATATAACGCCATAAGAAAGTATGGAGCAGATAATTTTATTGTTGAGCAAATATATCAAGGTGACGATGCTTTACAAAAGGAGGATGAGTTCATAAAAAAATATGGTGCAGAGTATAATATGACTGAGGGTGGAAATAAACCCCCATCACAAAAGGGCAATACTTGGAACATGAGTGAAGAGGCAAAAGAGAAATTAAGAAAACCAAAACCACCAAGAACTTTAGAACACACCGAAAAGATAGCATCCCAACTTCGTGGAAGAAAACAATCAGAACATTTAATTAGAAAACGAGTAGAAGCAAATACTAATCCACATAGACCATTTGGAAATACAAATAGAGCAAAAAGTTATATTGTTACTCATCCAGATGGTAAAGAAGAAGTTATTTTTAATATCGCAGAATTTGCAAGAAAATATAATCTATCAAGATCAACTATTTGTCAAATATGCAAAGGAAAAAGAGAACATACAAAAGGATTTAAGTTTAGGTATCAGTAAGGGGGGACGTTGAAAGTGTCCCTATAGTATGAGCACAACTACCATGAATCGCAAGTTTCACACCATGAGCATCGAAGATCGTGAGATGTTCGCATACAACTCCTATCGTGAAAAGCAACGTGCTGAGATTGATCGAATCAACGCACATCCTGAGCAACGGATGAAGTATTGCCTCTCTTTTATGGAGGGTGCTGATGATCAAACTCGCACCAAATGCTACAATCTGATTGCAGAATACTCTGCACAACTTGATTACTCTGAGGCACACTACTGATTATGAAGTTCATCGGCAACTGTATCAACTCTTTTGATGAGTTTGGTGATTGCGTTATTCCTTCACTTCCATTTGCAAATGTTACTGAGTTTGCTCAACTTGTGGAAGAAAGTGATAATGTAGAGATTGGTGATTTCATTATTCAATACAACGAAGAAACTGACGTTCATTCATTCTATTTCAAATGAAAAACTATCGAGTTCAAGTCGAAACTTATGATGGTTGTGTTACCAAACTGCCCGAAATCGTTACCATTCCTTCTGGAGCATTAGCAGCATGAAATGCGAAGTTAAATTGTATGTTGCAGGCAAAGTCTTCACCGAGACTGTAGAGGCACGAAACTATCAGGATGCAAAGGAAACAGCACTCGCCCGCAATCCTACAGCAAAGGTGATAGGAGTCAACGCAGTTTTCAAGTAATTCAATTCACTTATCCTTACGAGGAGATTCTAATGACTAAGACCGAACAGTTTATTGCAGCACTTCAACAAATCCCACAGGAAGTGTATCGTGACTTTATGAAAGTTGCGAAGGTTGTTTCACTTCAGTATCCATCATCTTTTGGTATTGATTGTTTTGCTCGTGGTGAAGGGATTGAGTATGGATTTCTCGAAGAAATCAGCAAATACATCAATCTGAGAGCAAACAGTAAGGGTCGAGCAAATGATCCTGATTATGTGTTTGATGGTAACATATTCCCCGATGCAAAAACCCAGTGCAGTGGTATGAAACCACAGAAGACGGGAAAGAAACTCTTTTACACCAAACAGTGGGATATTCAGAAGAAAGCAAAGGGCACCAGTTCTTTTCAATCAAAGTCAGATTGTTATGTGTTGATTGATCCTCACTATGCTCGAATTGCTGTTGTAGATAGTGCGGTGTTTTATGGCAAGAAAGTAACACCAAACACTGCACGTTTAAGTTTCTCTGTTGCACCTGAAGATGTGACGATGATTTATGATGGTGCAACAACAGTTTGTGATGTTGAAATTGAACACGACTCTAATGCAATCTATCGTAAGATCTGGGAGGAAGCATCAGCACAGGTTAAGTGATTGAAAGGGGGGACGTGCAAAGTGTCCCTATAGTGTAACCACCAAACTCTGAAATGCAACTCTCCGCAATCTCTCAAATCGACGATCAACCTTCCATGGTTGTTGATTACTACCCCGTGAAAGTATCACTTGATGCAGATGTTTCTCCTGATTATATGCTCAAGATTGTTTCTTTCAAGGGCACTGATACGATGAGCAAGAAAGTAATCAGCAAGAAAGATTTTACTCGTGAGTGTGAAGATCGAATCAACATGGGTTATCAGGTCACTGATTTTCACACTCTGCCACAACTCGCAAATCCTATGTGGGGTGCCTGCTGAATGATCTCCCTCCCAAATCCTTATTCTACAACTACTGAAATGACACACAAAAACCCTTACGTTGCAAACCTCATCGAGATGGGATATGATGAAGCAGATTGCCAAGTCGTTGCAAATGCAGGCGTTAAGAAACAATTTCCTCTGAACATTCATGGTCGTGTTTTTAACACTCAAGCAGAGTACAATGAAGCACTCGCAGACTTTATCAACGGTTTGTGATTGAAAAGGGGGACGTGCAAAGTGTCCCTATAGTATGAACACCACTCAAGACAAGATGACCAACACTGACCTTAACTTTCAAACCGACATCGCACCTGCTCTGTGTGAGTTTATGTGCAATACTGCACCTCTCACTGATCTGAATGATTGTGTAGATTTTGTTTGCTGTCTCTTTGATCTCGATGCAACTGATGAACTGATTGATCAGATTGCAGACGAGTTCGATGCTTTCTTCGGTAACTGATTGACAATTATGAATTACTACAAAGTAACAGATATTGAGTTTGATTTTGATGATGAAGATCTCACTCAAGACGAAATGAATGCTATCATCACTGAAGCAAAATCATGTCTTTGGGATATACCTAATGTTGATGATTTCGGTTATGTCATCTACAACAACATGGGTTATACTGTAAACTCTCTGACCTATGATGTAATTGCTGCTTAATGATTGAAACTGAGTTCTTTATTCTCACACCTGAACAACATGAAGAATACAGTCAGTATGCTGCAATCGAAGGTGTCACTCTAGACTATTATTTGTCCGAGTTCTGTTCTGTCCAAGGTCCAACAATCCCCACTGAAAAATGATTCTCTACACTCCAGAAGGTCACGGTTGTGCATACTCAATCGACACCGAGGGCACACTATTCTACATTCCCATTCATACCAACGGAACAATCAATCTCAACGAAATTGCCGAAGTTGAATATGATGAGGATCTACAAGAGATTCATGAGAAGTTAATTGGTATGATCAAATTCATCGGAGAATACTACCAAACTGTTTAACCAACACAAAGGGGGGACGTTGAAAGTGTCCCTATAGTGTAACCACCAAACCCACTCAACTTTCAACCATGCGTAAGATCGAAACCCTGATGAATGAAGCAATCAGTAACTCTACTGATTGGAAGCAAGATAACACTGAAGTCGCATATTACAGTGGTCATGATATTTCTCGTGTGTATCTGCACAACAATCTAATTGCCGAGATTGGTCCCACTTATGTTCAACTATTCGATGGAGGTTGGCAGACTCCTACAACTAAGTCCCGTCTGAATGCTATTCTTGCTGCTCATGGTGCAGACAAAGAATACATCTTCCAAAAGAAAGGACAGTGGTTCCTTAACTTCCAAGGTTCCCCAATTCCCTTCTTCTCTGGTATGCGTCTGAACTGAACTCTTATGACTTACCAACACACAATCAGCGTTAAGATTGCAGAAACTCTAGAAAAGTTGCAAGATCTAAATCCTGATCTTTATGGTCTTAGGTATAGTCAACTGTATGCACCTTATGGTAATCCTGAGAATTGGACAGTTCAAACACTTCATCAAATTGAACAAGATCTAATCGACAACGCAAAATGATCAAACAAACTGACATCGAAGCAACAGTGATTGCATCAGTTGTAGGTATTATCCTCATTGCAATTTCTTTCACAATTCTACACTTCCGCAATCCCCAAATAGAAGCACAGTGTATAGCAAAAGGTGGGCAAATAATTGCAACTCCTGGTAGCATTAGTTCCTGTCTTTATTCACCCAAATGAAAGTCACTAAGAACAATCGAAAGTGGTTACATCTAGGTTTCGCAATTGAGTTCATTATTCTCACTGTTGCTATCATCTCCAACGCAAATGCAACACCAACCAATAATGAAACAGTCAACAAGTTCTGTGCATATGTGGTAGGTATTCCATATGCATCTGATAACTTTACAGATGAAGAATGGACTCGGTTTCAGTATTGTACTCGTTCACTAGAATCTAATGACTAAGTTCCTGATTGGAGTTGTTACTGGTATCATCCTCGCAACAGTAGGATTCAACGGACTTGCAAATCTAGGTAACCGAGCAGTACACTCAATCGAGTCATTCGCATCCACTAATCAGTAATACAGTGGAAGAGGTTAGCCACTCGATACATGAAAAGTGACCTTGTAAAGTGTAGATAATTCCTAAGGGTTAGTG